CTTGTTCCATCTGCAAATAATATATTTGAATCATTAGATGTGCCACCTGCTATTGTTAATCCAGTATTACCAGTTCCTGCAATTACTAAATGATATCCTGCCGAATTATATGAAGAAGGCGAATCAGTTCCAATACCGACATTATTTCCACTTGTTAGTGTCATAGTTTTACCACCTGAACCACCTAAAAATAAATCTGCTTCATTAGGTGATTGTCTTTGAACTTGACCTATGTTTGTAGAAACACCATTAGATTTCAGATTCATAAAATTAATTGTGCCAGTAGCATTACCATAATCCATTACAAAACCTGCGTTATTAGTAAATGAAGATATGTCAATACCACCTCCGTGAACGTGAAGCTTATTATTTGGTGCTGTTTTATTTATGCCTACGTTTCCGTCACTTGAGATACGCATTTTTTCAGTAAGATTTGTGTATAACGCAAGGGCATCATTAGTTGTTGAGCCAACTACTACAGCACCTATATTAGTGTCAAGTAATCCAGTTCTTGTACCATCACTCCATTGTAATTTATAAGAAGGTGTACAATTTATTCCAACATTTCCTGCACTCGTGATACGCATACGTTCTGTAGCACCATCAGATTTAAAAATTATATCACTATTTGATTGAGTATTTCCGTGGTCAGCAGAAAAAACAATACTACCACTATTTTCAAATTGTAGTAAAGAAAATGCACCAGTATCACTAGAGGTATATCTAGTTGTGACAGTACCACTTGCACTTACGCTTAATAAATTTGCAGGCGAAGTTGTTCCTATGCCTACGTTTTGAGATGTGTCTATGGTTACGGCATCAGCAATAGTACCTGATGAGTTAGAACTTCTTAACACTAATGTAGCACCATCACCTGAACTTGCTCTTTTAAATGCTACTTCAGCTTTAGGAGTACCAGTAGATGTTGAACCTCTTATTACTGCTTCAGCACTAAAATCACTTGATGAGTTATTAATGTGTAATAATTGTTGAGGCGAAGTTGTACCAATGCCAAGATTTGAACTACTTAAGGTCATTGATTGTGAATTATTCGTAAAGAACTCTAAATTACTATTAGACTGTTCAATTCTTTCGTGTGTATTATCCCAACTAATAGACAAACCCGCATCTAGATTTATATGACCACTATTAACTGTTAATGTGCCTGTTGTAGTAATAGCACCTGCAAAAGTTGCATTGCCTGAAGCATCTATTGATAATCTGCTTGTTGAAGTATCGCCTTTATCATTTGTTGACCTAAAATCAAAACTTCCGTGTGTTGAAGTTCCACCTGAAGTTAAAAAACTTGAAGTGCCATCGTGATATATATTTATAAATTGGTCAAGTTGATTTTGACTGCCATTATCTCTTGTAATAATAAGACCATCATTAGTATCACCTGAATCACCTATAATAGCAAGTTTTACACCTGTATTTTCATTTAATGTACCAGAGGAAATAGCACCTACTTGTACTTTCCCTGCAAAAGTTGCGTTGCCTGCGTTTAATGTTAATACAGAAGAAGATGAAGCGTCACCTAAATACGTTTGAGTACCATTGTGACTTAATATGTTATCACCATTCCATCGTATAGGTTGTGAGTCTGATAGATTTATACTTGCTGCAAAAGTTGCGTTTTGTGAACTATCTAATAATAATGCTTGAGTCCAAGCTGAGCCATATGTTAAAAATGCAAGTTGATTTATCCCTGCTATAACACCAACACCATTAGCAGTATCGTTATGACCTAATATAACTCCGCAATTATCAGAAACATCTTTAAATGTAGAGTTTGCATAGTAACCAGTACTGCCAAATTGACCACCTTTTGCTAAAGCTGTAATTGCTCCTGAACTAATTTCTCCTGTTATACTAACCCCTGTACTTGTAGTTTGAAATTTTTGTACATTATCATAAAAAAGTTGAACAGAACCATTTTCATTAAATACTGCTTTGTTTTCTCCATTTATACCCTCTATCTGTACATTTGCAGAACCTTGTATATATAAAACACCTGTACCTGTTTCTTTTATATAAGAATTTGTACCGTCGTGATAAATCTGTAAATCATTAGCGTTTCCAAATTGAGCTTTAGCATTATCTGAAAAGTTAGCCGTACTTGTAAAGGTTGCCGTACCCTCTGAATTGAAATCGCCTACTACTAAGTGACCTGTTTGAAAACTTGCATCAGAAGTATCTACTGTTGTTGTTGGTTGTACTGTAAGACCTTTAAATAATTTGAATTTATTAGAATCTGAAGCATCTGAAAACAAACCTAAATATCTTGCAGAGCCATCATTGTATTTTCCGTATGTTCCAATATCAAGTGAGTTAGCAGCATTGTCTTTAGCCATCTCAATCATTGAATCTTCTACTGCTATTGTTGAAGTGTTTATTGTTGTGGTTGTACCATTAACTGTTAAATTTTCACTTATTGTAAGACTACCTGCTATTGTAACGTCTCCACCATTTGTAACTTTAAATTGCTCAGAACTACCACCTCCATAAAATATAAAAGGTTGATTGGAAGTTGTGTTATAATTTATACTTACTTGTCCACCACTTGTACCTGAAATTTTTGCTGCTGAACCACCTATTGTAACATCTCCACCACTTATAATAGCATCTCCTGTTGTTGTTAAGTCACCAGTAACAGTAACTCCTGTTGAACTCGTGGTCAGCTTTTCTGAGTTGTCGTAATATAATGCCACCACACCATTTGCTTGACAATTAATATAAGTTTCAGAAGTTGAAGATAATAATTGTAAATAATCAGAAGCTAATATTCTTAAATATCCTTGACCTGTATCTGAAATATAACTATGGCTACCATCGTGATAAATCTGTAGGTCATTAGCTGTACCAAATCTTGCTTTAGCATTATCTGCCCAATCTACGTCAGCACTAAATGTTGCACCTGTAAATACTGAGCCACCAGTTGCTGTTAGACCTCCTGTAACAGTAGCTCCATCTGATGTAGTCTCTAGCTTTTTATTGTCGTTAAAGTAGAGTTCTACTGCTCCGTTAGTTGCAAAAGATGCTAAGGTTTCTGTAGCTGAAGGAGACTTAATTATTAAATCATTTGTTTCTATTTGTAAGTTACCAGTTCCTACGTCTTTGATATAACTTGTAGAGCCATCGTGATAGATTTTTAGATCACTTCCTGTTCCAAAAATAGCCATAGAGCTATCTGAAAAATTAATATTATCTCCACTTGAGACAGATACGCTTGTACCACCTGTTGTATTTCCTATTGCTAAAACTTCTGCTAATGTATCGTGTCCTTGTATAGCTGTATCAACATAAGCAGTTGTAGCCACTTTAGTAGAATTATCTCCATCACTTTGAGTTGTAGCTGTAACACCATTTGCTAATACAGAAGTTGCAGTTACGTTACCTGTTAAATCTCCTGTTACATTACCTGTAATTGTACCACTAAAACTAGCACTTGTAAATACAGAGCTTCCTGTAGCAGTTAACCCCCCTGTGATCGTAACCCCATCTGAAGTTGATTCTAGCTTCTTACTGTCGTTAAAATAAAGCTCAACTTTACCACCACCATAAAAAGCAGCCATTGTTCTATCAGAAGTATCTTTAATAACTATGTTATTGTTACCTTTTAATAAACCATTTACTTGTAAATTACCACTAATTGTAACATTATCAGGTAATCCTATTTGTAATTGCTGACTTCCTGCTGAGGTTTCTATTTCGTTTGTAGTACCTACGATTGCAAATACTTGACTGTCTAAATCTACACTACCTGTACCTGTTGTTCCACTAAAATCTAAATCTTCTAAGGTTATTCTAGATGCTACGTAATCTATTATAGCTGCTGTGGTTGGGATAGATGTATCATTATCATTATTTGCTATGCCATCAGCTTCATCTACAAACTTAGTAATAGAAATATTTTCACCTGTATCCTTTAATGTACCCCATTCTAAAATATTAGTAACTTTAAAGTCACCACTAGTATTCATAAACAAACCAGTTGAGTTGCCAGAACCATCAGAAAGCTCTTTTAAACTAGAAGTAAGAGCAGAATTATCTAAGCTCTTGATTATAGAAGGATATGTGTCGCTAATTTTAGTGTTTAGAAAACTTGCCATTTTTTAATTTATTTTTATCATTTATTGTTTTAAGAAAAGTTTTTAATTTTTCTATATTATTTATTTTAGGCTTATATGTCATAATACCCATCCATTAAACGTAGCATCTTGGCTCGGTGAAATATCGTCATTTGTGTTGCTAGTGTATTCAGGAAAGTTAGATTGATTAAAAGCCATATAATCAATAAACCTTCTACTATACCAATTAGCGTTTTGACGTGCTTTCTCTACTAAGTAGTCTACTTCATTCTTAGAAACGCTTTCTGACGTTTCTGAGCTATGTTTATATATTCCTCCGTTTCTTATTTGATAAGCAGCAAATGGAATGTAATCCACTTGAGCAAACCAGATAAGCATTGGTGCTACATATTCATTTAATAGTGTCTTATATTTTGCATTATCTGACAAATCTATATCACCACTTGTAATCAACGTGCCAATCTTATTATATAACTCCGTTCCGAGATAATTTTGTATGTGTATTTCTTGTGCTAGTTTTATAAACTGAATAAATTTATCAGTATCTATATTACCATCCATTATGGAGTTTCTAACTAGGTCTGTACGATTTATAAATAATGCTGTTGCCATAATCTCTTATTTAGGATATGCTCCTCTGTTTTTCATATTTTCAGGTGCTACTACGCTATCCTTTGTTCCTCTAGGATTTTTAATATAACTAGCAGGAAACTCTTTTTTTGTAGCTCTCCTATAATCGTTTAAATCTTCTGATACTTCAGCTTTATTTTTTAGCTTATATAAAACTCTTACCCATTTATGTCTACAATAGATACCACCTTTAAATTTAAATATATCATAAGGCTTTCCTTTGTGTCTAAACTCTACATTTACATTTTCTCTAAATGAGGCTTTATCAATATCTTCTATTCGCCATACTAAACCCTCTGTAGATAGTTTCATCATTTCTCTACAAAAGTCTCTAGATGAATTACCACTTTCCATAGGCTTTCTAGAACCTATAGCATATCTATAACGGATTTTGTATATACCATTTTTGGAATCTAAATAACTAAATGCACTACCATCTCTAAGACTACCTACATTATCTTCACTAGAACTCTTCAATCCTACATATTCTTTTATCTTAGATAGGGTACTTTTTTTTTCTTTTATTAAAGAATTTGCCCAATCTTCATTACTTATATCTTCGTCTTGATCTAATTCATCTACAAATTCATACTCTTCTTCCATTTTGTGAGCTGATTCTCTTAGACTTCCTAGAATATCCTCTGATAATTCATCTGATAATTCTGGTCTATCATCAGATAAGTCTTGTTTTACTCCTGTTTCTTCTTCTATTTGTTCAGAATCTTGCAAGTCAGGATCAACTTCTGTAAATTCTAATGGCTGTAAAGTTGTAAAATAGAGGTTTAAGCTAATATTATTATAAGCTAGTAGTGTGTCAAAGGAATCTATTAAAAGTTCTTGAAAAGGTCTTATAACTGTGTTGTCAAGTAATAGAGATGCTGTCTTAATTTCATCTGCATTATTACCTAATCCTGTAGTGTCTTTTATACCAAATAACATAGGACTAACAATCCTGTGTGCTACCATTATCTTTTTAGTAGATTCTTCACTTAAAAATTGATATTGTTGGTGAGCATCACTTAATTGAACAGGAGTAATTTCAGCTTGAGCATCTTTATTATCATTAAAAGCTAATATAAATTTACCTGCATTACTTGATCCACTAAACTTCTCTGCTATTTTACGTTCTAATAAACGTCTTTCTTCTTGATTAGGAATACCATTATTGAAGTTTAAAAGCATACTAGGAGCTAAACCATTCTCAATGTTATTCAAATGGTAATTAGAAATCTCTTGTTCTAATTGACAATACTGCAATCCACCTTGATAATCTACAGGACTATAATAGTAAAATCCTGCTTTATAAGGTTGCACGTAATAAATCTCTATTGATTCTTTACTATACCCATAGGCAGGTATTCTTCGTGGATGGTCATTAGGCTTTATCTTTGCCCAATCTTTAAAATAATAATATCCAGTAATCTCTCCTTTATCATTACATTTTTCAGCTCTTAATGTTTCTATTGGAAAATGCTCTAGTTTAGCTATAGACTGTCTGTCTTTAGAATATATAACTTGTATAGCACATTGTCCCATTAATTTTAAATCATAACATAGCTTTCTAACAGCATCTTTATTTAACATAGATACCATTTTAGCATATTCTTCTGGCTTTTTATTAGCATCTGTAGCGTTTAAGCCTTTACCATATATTTGTTGAGATAATCCATTAATACAAGCGTTATTAGTAGGTGAACCATTATACATATCTAAGAGATACTGAAAATAGTTATTATCATCTCCGTATTTAACCCAATCTTTATTTGGTTGTTCTACTACATCTGGACTTGTATATGTTGCTAAATTAACAAAGCTAATCTCTGATTTTGAGCTTTTTGTAAATTGTCCTAAGCTATTTCTTTTTCTATTTTTCATATTACAATATACTCATTATTGAATGAATTATTTGATTTGTATTGTCCCTTGTTTATTTGGTAATGGTCATTATCATTTAACTGGTCAATGTCTTGATCTGTTACAAATATTCTGTCTTTATACATCCTTTCTTTTTGGTCAGAATCTGTTTGCCATACTTCATCATACATTTGCCATTGACTTAAATTAGTTGCCCAGTAATTAAAATCAGCATATAAATCAAAATCATAAAATCTAGCCTCTTTAAATATAGATGCACCTTGACTATCTATATATGAGTTTGTAAACGAATAATAATTACCTGTTACAGTTCCTGTATCTTCAGTATATTGATAACTAACATTTGTGCTTGTGTCTCTAACGTCTATAGTAAACCTGTTAAGATAATCTCTAGGTATTACCTTTATTGTTTGAGATGCTGCTGTTGTTAATACAATCATTTTGTATATAACGGATTAATTAAATGAATTTGTAAAATAAAAAAAGCACCCCATAAGGATGCTTTAGTTATTGAGAATGTATTAAGAATTGAAATCTTAATTAGGAGTTATTTGTGTTGCACTTGCTGTGATTAGACCTGCGTCAACAAAAGCAGGTGCTTTTTCCTCTTGACCTTCAAAAGTCAAAGTAAATCCATACAAGTCTCCTGCTGCTGCTCCTGTTACTACAGAACCACCAGTACATTCTACTCCATTTTCTAATCCACATAAGAATTGGTTACCTAAGTAATCTTCCACTACTAAGTGTGGTCTACTAACAGCTAATAATTGAATTTCTTGCTGTGTAGCAGCATCTAAGTAAGGTAAAGTTAGATTAAGTGTTTGAGCATAAAAAGTTGTACCATTTTCTCTAGAACTATTTATAGATGATTCTAAAGATGAATTTCCTTTTACATCATATTCAAACCAAACAGGAGAGCCACCAATAGCATCAATAGTACCATCAGCATTGACAGTAACAGCTCCTAAAGTTCCATAATCAGCAAAGTATACTTTTTTTACACCACCAAAACCAGTCTTACAAGGTAATTTTCTTCCAGTTGTTAATGTACAAGCCATATTTCTAATTTTATATTGTTAAAAAAAAAGGGATAAGGTAGGAATAATCCTATCCTACCCCTTATAAGTGTATTCTAATTAGCAAGTACCACAATACACTACAATATCTTCTGAGATACCATACTGTACACCTGCTGTAAATCTCATAATTACTCTAACATTCTGAGAACCATCAAGGTCTGCCATATCTAGAGTTTTTACAAGGTTCATATCATTTAATAATCCAGTACCAAAGTAAAGGTTAGAAGTCTGAGCTAACATCATAGTGTTATCAGCCATACCTTCTGCTAGGAATACTTGTACACCATCAAATGATAATTCTTGACCACTATACCACATTTGTGATTTATTGTCAATACCATTTGTGACGTTTGCAAATCCACCTAAAGCTCTGATGTATGCTTGAGCTACGTTTTGAGAGACATAAAGTTTTAAGTCCTCTTTTCCGTAAATAGCACTTGGAGCAGCGTCAATTAGTTTTGCCATTTCTGCTACTACATTAGCGTTAGTTACAGTAGTACCTGTAATCTTAACAGTATTAGCATCTGCTTGAGCTAGTGTTACTAGACCATCAAATTCACCTGCTGTAGCGTTAGCACCTTGCCAGATATTTTGCTCAGTTTTTTGAGCAACTTCTTTAGCTACGTGAGCTATTAAGAAATCTGAGAATTTAGCAGGGATTTTATCATAAGCTGAATATCCCATAGATACTGCTTCCCAATCTGAAACAAATGGAGTAAGACAAAATTCATTGTTTACTTGGAACTCTTCTGGCTGAATAATTCTTTCAGTAAGAGTTATATTACCTGCTGACGTAAAGTCACAAGTAGAATTTACAATAAGACCAGAAGTTGCTACTTTTTTAACTACTTCTTTATACTTAATGTTAGGTCTAACTTCTATCCCACCTTTTGAGATAGTGTTACCTGATAATAATGCAGCAGCGATGTACTTTCCAGAAAACTCTCCTGCATAGGTTGATGTAATGTTTAAAGCCATTTTTATTTAAAATTTAATTGTTTATTAATTTATCTAAGACGTTATCCATTACAGACCCTCGTCTTTTTTCTGAGTATCTTGTCATTTCAACTTTATCAGAATTACTTTCAGGATTGTGCTTGATAGGATCAGCAGCAGGTTTTGAAAGCTCTTCTTTAAGTTCGCTGTCAAGATTTTCTTCATTATTTTCTTTTTCTGAGAACTCCTCTTTTACTGTTCTAGACTTTGGCTGTCTATCTTTAGGTTGTTCTTCAGCTTCAACTACTTTTTCAGAATTAGATTCCTTATCTTTTTTTAGATCAGAAATAGCATCTTCTAAATTAGCAATTCTCTCTTCCATACCTCTCCAATCATCTACAGTAACATATCTATTTGGATCATCTTCTTCTAAGTTTTCTGTCTCAGAATCATCTTTTTCCAAATCTTCTGTTTCTGCTGATTCTTCTTCTTTAGCAGGTACGTCATCACTAACGTCTCTAACATCAGCAATTATACCTTCTTCCTCTACTACGACTAACTCGCCAGATTCTAAGATATATTCACCAACAGGCATAGCGACTTTTTCATCATCAGTTTTGATGAATATTTCTCTACCCTTTTCAAATGATTCAGCTTCTACAACTGTGCCATTTTCTAATTTCCTTTCTTCAAGTTTTACCTGAATGTCAAGGAGTGTTTTGATTTGATTTATCATTTCACTTGCTTTCATAATTAAACATATAACGATTATTAAAATTAATTTTGCATTTTTAAGATGCAGTTCTACTTATAACTCCAATTCCCTGTGACCATAATGATCCATCACAGCAATCAATGCTATAAGTATTAGTGTCTTTACATAGACAAGCTCTGTCACTTCCTAATGGACTTGTCCTACTTGGTATAAATGTCTTTTTATTTTTCATTTAGCTGTGTGTGTTTCGCAAGGCATATACCACGTTTGTCCTTCAAAATCGTGAGTATGAAAACCTGAGCATCCTAAATCTTCAGCTACTTCTTCTGCTTTTTCTTGAGTATCATAAGCAAGTCTATCATCTATAATAGCATAATTAGAATCTACTACTTGATCTAAATATACTTTTTTGTCTACTTGTTCAATGTGTGATAATACATTTCTTAAAACAGATATATCCATAATTTATTTATTAATTTTTTTAAGTTTAGATGCTGACCACCTTTTTGCTGCTAAACCACCCCATAATAAATATGAAATAGTACCACAGGCTTTGGTATCATTAGCGTTATAATACTCTTCTGCTCTACTTAAATAGCTATTCATTCTTTTAATAGTAGATACTGATATAGGTTCACCTTTAGCTAATTGTCTAGCTCTTATTTTGCCAACTTGAGTAGCACATTTGTTATTCATTTTAGCATTTAACATTAATCCTTTTTTTGCGTTGTTTTTTACAGCTTTAGGATAATCAGAATAGCTTTCCATTTTAGTTTTCTTACCTTTCTTGTTTATTAAGATGCTACTTATATCTGAAAGCATTTCTTTTGCTTCTTCTTCTTCTATTTCAGCCAAGTGACTTGAATAATCTTTTTCTTTCTTTTCCATTTTGTCTACAAAATATCCTTCAATACTGAAACCTTTTACTTTACCAGTCTTAACGTATTCATTCCATACATCATCATTGTTTACTTTTACTGCTCCCATCCAAGTACCTACTGGTACATTTAATCCATATTTTCTGGACTTATCGTACTTTTCATCTTCTACAATCCAAGATTCTACTAAGGTTAGTCCACTAAGTTCGTGCTGATGTTCTAAAGTTGAGTTGTTTTGATTACCATTTTTAAGATATAATTGTGAGGCTTTCTCTACTGTATCTTTAGAGAAGTAAATGTAATATTCACCTTCCTCATTCTTTCTATAAATAGGTTTATTAGGGATAAGTAAAGCACCCATTAAGATTTTTTTATCTTTATTTATTTCTGTTAGTGTAATTTCTTCTGATTTTAAAGCAACAAAGTCTTCTTCTATTGCAGGATTTTCTACTATTGATATTGCCTCTATGCCCATCATTTCTTGAGCTTCGTCTAGGATTAATTCAATGATCTTCATAATTGTATAACGCTTTTATTTTATAATTTTGTATTTAACCAATAGATGCACCATCTACTATGTTCCTTTCTAAACTTTGTGCTGTAGTTACATCATTACTAACCACAAATGCTTGTATAGGTTGTTGGTTTTGTTGCCCTATAGCACTTGCTAACTGATTTACGCCAGAACCTGTAACACTAGCAATATCAGGAGCTGATGATGGAGCAGCACCAGTTGGAATTGTAGGAACTGATATATTAGCTACAGTTCCACTACCTCCTGCTTCGGCAGCTATTGCTTTTGTTTTACCAACAGCACTTTTAATAGCCATTATAATACCTACAGCTTGAAGAGCATAACCAATTAACATAGGTATGTTTTGTGGAAATCCTATTTTAGCAGTTTGAGCAGTTCCTTCAGCTACAGCAGCTGATGATCTTGCTGCTGCTAAACTTGACATTGTTATAGTTTTTTTAGCTTCTGCTATTAACTCTTGAGCTAACATAACTTGTTTAAATATTAAAGCTGCTCTTCCTGCTTTAGATTCAGCACCAAATAAACCAATAATACCATTAGTTACAGCGTTTTTAGCAGCTAATCTTCTATTTTCAAGATCAATTTCCATATCTGTAACTCTTTGATCTCTTTCTTCTTTCTCAGTTGCTATAGTATCTAACCTTTCTTTTTCTTTTGCATCAGCTTGAGCTTGTTTTTCAGCAGCTAATTTATCTTGTTCTTCTTTTTTAGCTAGGTCAGCAGCTTCCTGTTCATCTTTAACTCTTTTTTGTTCATCTTCAATAGCTTTTAAGGCAGCAGCCTCTTCAGCTTTTAAAGCAATAGTTTGAGATGTTACTTCTTTTTGCTTTGTAAGTTTAGCAGTCTCTAATTGAATAAGCATAGCTTTCAATTCTGCTTCTTCATCTAAATCTTCTTTAGTAGATGCTGATAAAGCGTTTTCTTGAATCTTAGCTTCTAATCTTAATCTAGCTGCTTCTATTTCTTTGTTAGTTATTTCTTCTTCTAGCCTTCCTGCTTCTTCTAAAAACTTAATCCTTTCTTCTACTGAAAACCTCTCTTTATCTATAGCTTGTTCTAATAACTCTGCTCTATCTCTATCTGCTTTGGCTCTTTCTACTTGTAACTTACGTTCTAGTTTATCAGCTTTTGCTCTCATATCAGCTAACTCACCTGCAACTTGTATTTCCTTTCTAGTCTCTTCACCAAAGTTTTTAATTCCTTCTGTAACAGCAGCAATAGATTCAGCAGCTTCATCAAAATTACCTGTAACAAAGTTTATAATAGCGTTTCCAAAATTTCCTAATATGTCAGTTACGTTTCCAAGTATTACACCTAATTGTGTTACCCATTTAGTAAATTTGTTTTGACCTTCTTCTGAATTACTCAAAGCAGTTGAAACAGCTCCAATAGCTACAACAAAAGCACCAATACCTGTAGCAAGTAAAGCACCTCTAAAAGTTTTTAAACCTGCAATAGCACTTTTTACACCTGCCAACATTCCTTTAAAACCAGAGATAAGACCTCCAGTCATTTTATCACCTGCTTCTTCTATACCACCTAAATCAGCTTGAGTTTGTTCTAAATCTTTATTAAGATTTTCTACATTCTTTTCAGCTTGTCCAGTATTAGCTTTTAAATCTACCTCTTGTACTATTCTTCCCATTTTGAGTGTTTTTTAACTTGTTTAATTGCTTTAGAAAAACTTTCAGGCAAAGCATATTTACCTTGAGCTATTCTAATGTTTTCTGTTTCTCCGTTAGAAACTTGCAATAAGTCTATAATATTCTTTATCATACTTCGTTTAATAATTCTATACTACTTTCTCCTGTTATTAAGTTCGTTGTTAAACTATTAATTTTATATGTATTATTATTTAACGAAATTTTGTCATTTAATTTTAAATTATAAATAATTTTTAAAGGTAATTGAGCTTTTACTTTTGTTAATCTTCTTCTATTGTTAAATACAGCACTTATATAAGTCTTATAATAGTTCTCAAATAAAGTTCCTGTAAACGTAGTTCCTCCTGTATATTCATTTGTTTCTAGTTGAAAGTTTATGTTTTCTGTACTTGTTCCTGAAGCTAAAGCTCTACTATTAGATGGTATTATATAATCACTTTCAGATTGATTGGCTGATGTGCTACTCATAAAGCTAATAGCAGTACCACTTGTAATCTTAATAGCATAGAATATTACAGGTGAACCATAATATGATTCTTTATTATCATCAACAGACCATCCCCATTGTATGTCTGTATCTGCTCCTCCTGTTGCGTTTACAAGCCTTTGATATTGTAGATGTTCAAAAGGTATTTCAACTGTATAAGATTCTGAAGGTGCATCATATTTAGCATTATCTAAAGAATAGCTTAAAGTTCCCCATCCTGTGTTTTCTAATTGCTCAAACTGTTTAGCTAAAAATGTTCCTAATCCTTGAAACTTAAATTCTACTTCTTTATAAGGTAAAGCAATGTCTACAGTTCCTTTATCTATATTGACATATTTATTTATATCCCATACAACGCTAGAAGCTGAATAATAGCTATCTAGAGTTCTGACAACTATTGTTCCTGTATCATCTACAAAAGCTGTTAAATTAAACATCTTAAACAAAGCACTTAGAAAATCTATTATCTTCATTTTAGGTATTTGCTCTGTTATTATAAATTCAAACGTAGTAGAGGTTACTGTGGTAAAAGTAGAACGCCATATATCTGTCCACCCACCTATAACTTCACCACCTAATTGACCATTAATTTCCCATACTATATTTGTACTGTTAAAAGTTACAACTGATGTAGAACCAATAGAGATAGTAAAACTTCCTGCTGTTAAAGTGAAATCAGCATCAGTTAATGTTTCAGCTCCTTGTACATTTGTTTTTTGATAATATAAACTACCATTTCTATAGATTTGTATATCATAAGCATCATTTGTTGTAGGAGTAAGATCAAGTGAAAACCCTAAAATCTGAGCAGGAGATGTAACTAAAGAACTAGGTATAACAATAGCACCATTTGAAGTAGATGTTTCTGGACTTGGAGTATTATAAGCATTAAATCCACTAACTTGAGTAAATTGCATAGGCACTTGTTGAGCAGGTTCTACATCTCCTTTTTTTCTATGTAACCACATATATAAATTATAGAATGTAGGATTACTTGAATTAAAGAAATCAGTTGAAAATGTTATACTATACTTTGTTTGTATAGCTTGTATTATATCATAAAGTCTAATAGCAAACTTTAAATCAGACCACAATACTCCGTGTAAATTAGTACCACCACCACCTTGATAGTATAAATTACCATCTTGAGCTACGTGAGTACCAGTATCATAATAGAGCTGTTTAGTATGTGTAATTAAAGGAGTTATAATAGTGTCTACATTACCTACTAAATTACTTCTAACATTAGTAGCTGTATAATCTAAGTTATTAGAGTTTAAAGTATCTAATGCACTTAGCTCGTCATCTTCTAAAAGGTCTTTTAAGTTTACTGTCTCTCCAAAGAATGTGATCTTATAAGCATACGGTTTATTCTTTTTCATCTCAACACCTTCTAGTCTTATAAATCCTTTTTTAAATGGAATGTTATTAAGCTCTATGTTAGCACTTACTTTATTTCTAGCATCAAAAGAATTAACAGCTATGTCAAAGTTATAGTAATGACGAAATAGTATGTTATTAGTCTTACTTGCAGGTACAGTAAAAGATTGAGTAAATTCAGTAAAGATTTTAGCAATATCTCTAACATTCTGTATGGTTTGAGTTATAGAAACAGATTCATCTTTAAATAAATCAACTCTAGTTCCACTAATGTAAAGCTGAAGTTTTTGCATTATCTAATGTTATTTATATAATCAAATGCTTCTTCAAATTGTATAGTATAGTCAATTAGATTGTCGTTTAAACTTGTTTTAAGTGTCATATTACTTGTTCTTACTTGTACAGAAACAGGTTTATTATTCTTTTCAATCCAAACATCTTCAGAAAGTAGTAACTGCTCAAAGTAAGGATTAGCTCTTTCAGGATAATAACCAGAACTTAGAGAATAACTTGTTTTTCCGTTTTTGTTATATGTTGTTATAGGATGTGGATAGGTAGGATTACCACTATAAGCAGGAGCAAAATAACTAGGAGTTGTTGTGCTAGTGTCTATTGTGTTTCTTTGATATGTCTCTTGAGTTGTATTTAAAAGCTCTACATCTTTAGTAAAGAAATAAAGCCATTGTACAGCTCCGTATTTGTTTACAAAATATACCTTTATAGGAGTATATTTAGAACATCCTACTCTCGTGACAGCACAGGTTGAGCTTCTATAAGTAACAGAAGTTACGGAAGTACCTACTGTTATATGTCCTTTTGTTTCACTACCATCTACAGCTACAATCCAACCTGACGTACTCTCAGGCATAAAGATTTCATATCCTCCACTTGATGTGATCTTATCTATTAAAAAAGCATCTGTAGCAGCTTGAGAAATAGTAGGATTAGCTCCATCCATATATTCACCAAATCCATCAAAGCCTTCATAGGTTACTGTATCGGTAGAACCTACTTGACTACCACCTGCATTAGCAGCATCATAAAACTTAATATCCCTTTGTATTGCAATACCAGATAAATTAGAATACAATACATTAGCTACTGTCCATAATGTAGGATCAATATAATCTCTACATAGTTCAGCTATTTCAAATGTTACTGTAGAACCTGCTGTACAGCTTTTGACTATAGTATATCTTAATGTGCTATCTATAGTTAATTCTAACTTAGCTGAAACTGCTCCAGAAGGAGTTGTAAGTATTTCATATCTTGGACTTCGTAAAGGGAATATAGTAGCCATAGTTTATTTTTTTTCTCCAAATATTAATGTGTTTTCAATATCTAACGCAAAGGCTTTTAAAAGTTCATCACCATATTTCTGTAATCCTTTATTAAATGGATTAGAAAAAAACAAAGTTTGTTTTAATCCTTTACTATATATACTTCTAACTATAAGATATCTCATTGATTTATAACTCATAAACCTACCTTTTTTATCTTTGAATTGAAACTTCTTTAGCTTTAACCATCTTTCTATACCTTTAGTCAACCCTCCTTTTGTTCCAGTTCCTGTACCAAATCTAAAATTACTATCAAATATAGATTTACCTGATCGTGTATAACTAGACTTTATTCCACTTACTCCTTTATCTTGGAACTTACCATAGTCCTCCATTAAGAACTCAATAAGAAAGGCATCTTTTTCTTTATCTAATTCATATCTTAAAGAGTTATATAAATCTTTAGAAGCGTTGTGTTTGCCTTTAGTTAAATTACTTCTCGCTTGTTGTATAACATATCTAGCGTATTTAGTTAATGTCTTTTCTATTTGTTTAAACTCCATTAGCAAATAGTTATATCATTATAAATTAAGACATCCATTGTAGCTGTCCATCCTGCTAGTTCATTATCAAACCTATCATAGAAAGGCTCTAATGTAGGATCACCTTCTACTTGGTATTTATCAGTATGTAAAGTTCCTCTTTTTAAAAGCTGAATTAATTTGTTTAATACTACTAGCTGAGTATTAAGAATGTCTTGAAGATTGTTGTTACCTATAAATATATCTACTGTTTCTTCTTTTGATCTGTTTACAATATCCATAGCAAGTACACTAATATTAAAATTTAGAGTTTGATCTGATACTGTTACGTTATTTACAATTAAATGAGCCATTGGAAATATGTCTTGCTTTCTTAGGTTTATATCTGATATGTCTCCTGTGGTTACTGTGTTTATATCTTGATCATTTAAAAGCTGATCTTTTATTGTGTTTGTTAATTGGTAAAAACCTCTTACACCTTGATTACTCATTTTATTTTATTTTTAATTTGAGCTGTTTCCAGTTCGTGTTTATCTTTAATATAAGCTAACATCATAAAGCACTTATGTACATTTAATTCTGTGATATTTTCAAATCTTGTAATATCTCCTCCAGAGAGTTGGTAAATTGATTGATACCACCCCCATTTCCTTCCAAAATTAGATACTCGGTCAAGGCTTTCGTTTGCTTTTTGTCCAAATAGTTCGTCATATTCTTTGACAAGTCTAGACCTAAATTCATCAAAAAAAAAACAGAGCTTGTTACTGCTGACATAGGCATATCTAGTAAGCTGTCATCTATATTTACGTTATATTCTTTAATAGAATATCTTTCTTTAAATGTGTTCTTTATAGGTCTATATAAAACATTCATTGCCTTTTCTATATTATCCCAATCACCTACAAATGTATCTAAATCAATATACTCTCCTAAACTTAAATCATCTAATGAAGGATGAAATCCGTATTCTGTTTTACCTACCTTAAATCTTCTAACTAAAGCAGGTTTTGATTTAAAGACTTCTTCTAACATTTTACAAATCTTCTCAGTATCTTTTAGCTTCATTCTTAACACCTGTTTCAAAGGAGCATTACAGAATATCTCAATCATCTTTGCTGCAAGAAACTTATCATCTTTGTTGTTGTCTTGTATCTTCAGATAATGTTTATAATCTCGTAAAGACACATCATCTAAACTTGCAGGAACTTCTAATTTAAGTTTCATAATATTATAACGTATTTAATTAAACATTTTTAAAAACAAAAAAGGTGAGCTAGACATACTTTAACCACTTACAGTAAATCGTATATCTGCCCACCTATCCAAACTAACTAAAACTATAAAAACTATCTTTTATCTACTAATTCTAATTTTTTAAACTTTTCGTATTTGCCTCTGATGTTCTCTAGTCTTAACAGAGCTTTATTCATTCTATATTTATAATCGCTATAAGCGTTTGTAGTCTTATCTAAGTCTCCGTTTATTCTTATAACATATAATGAGATGTCTATTAAAGCCTTTGACAATGCTTTTATTTCTTCATTGTCAGGTTTTAGTTTTCCCCATTTTAAAGCTAGTTCTATACATAGCTGAATATTACCATAATATTCTAAGTCGTGTAAATTCTTTATTTTGTCCATAATCAAATTTAATAAAAATTAATAAATAATATGCTAAGGTAGAAAAATACTGTCCACAATAACATAAATAAAATACTCTCAATTATCTTTTTCATCTTAGTTCTTGGTTTATTTCTTCCATCATTAAACTTTCAAGTTCATCATCTAAATCATCAGCGTTCATTAGATCATCATTTTTATATAGTCTAATATCTATTACTTCACCACCACTAGGAGGTTGGTAGTAGTCTCCGTTATCTTCTGGAGTAACACTAAACTCAACAGAGTAATCTATCTGAGTTCCATCTTCCTTGTAATCGTAAAAATCTATTTTATAATTTTTCATAGTTTTGTTTTTAATTATAAAGTAAAGTAAAACAATTATAATGATATTAACAAATAATTTAATAACTTATTTTAAGATATGTAATATGTGCCTTTATTTGGCGTTTCTAGTTGCATCATTAAAGCATACCTAGCAGCATCAATACAATCAGGGTGAGTTCCTGTAGGCTTCTGTAAATCGTTTCCTTCTTTGTCTTTACTCCAGATGTATCCTTGTAATTCTTTGATTAGATTCTTTGATCTTGAAGTTACGTATATTTCATTTTGATTAATTAGGTTAATTCCATAGACTATAGAATCTCTACCTTTTGTTACTCCTGATATTGAATGACCATAAGACCGTATCTCACTAATACTCTTAGGTTCTGCTGAGTCAGCGTAAATATGTTCTGTTATATCATTATTCTTTAAGAATAAACTAATGTCTCTATTTAACATTCCTTTTCTATATAAGACTTCATCATAGATATAAGCATTATTATATTTATACAATCTAATATAAGCTGAAGGATCAACTGAATATCCAAAGTCAAGACCTCCACAAAGTAATCTAGCCTCTTCTGGTATATTATCTATGTATTTCCAATCAGGAATACATACA